CCATCCTTTTCACAATAAGCGATGGCTTGAGCAGCAGTACCCCTTGCAGGTTCAATGTGTGGACGACAGTTCAGACCATTGTCACGTAATAAGCTTATAACAGCCTTTAAGCTTTTCTTATGGCCATTTTCGAATTCAAAATAGCCTTGAAGATGTGGAGTCAGAGACTCTCCCACCTCTTGACCAAAACAAACATACTTAAATACATCCGTATTTTGGAACCACTTCAGATCATCATCTGTGTAGTTGTTTGCGGTAAACACAAATCTGGTTTGTCTCGACATTTCTGGAAATAATGACTTTTCTGCAAGAAATCCTAGAATTTTCCAGGAAAAAAATCTTGAGGAGACAAACTGAAAACTCGCGCCGGCCCCTCCTCTCACCGGCATGACACCACGACCTACCTGCTCGCACCGCAGCGCCCCGTACCATCTAGACAGGCCCCAGCTGCTCGACTGGGGCGTGTGAAAACATCCATGGGATACGAAACGGTTTTAAAACGGTTTTACTAAAGTGGGGGTAAGCGAAGCGCAGTATTACCCCCCACTTTAGGGCACTTACTAAAGGGCACTTACTAGTCGTCATAATTTGAAAAATTTGTGAATGGGATATAAGCGTTCATATAAGCGTACGAGCAAGAAGAGCTCGAGATATGGTAAACGCCGCCCATCAAAGACTACAAAGGTTTCTTATAAGATTAAGAAATACGTTAAGCGAGAACTCGCAAGAAACGTAGAGAACAAACTCAAGGACACTGAGATTGGTCCCAAAGTTGTCAACAACCTCATCACAGACTCAACGGTTGTCAACCTTCTCCCACAAATACAACAGGGGACTACACAGTCCACGAGAATTGGTAATAAGATCAAGGTCAAAAACTTTTGGCTTCGTCTGTCCATTACCTTAGCCCCGATAGCTGGCATCATCGCCAACCCACTTCCCACATACATAGATGTGTATCTTTTTAAGACAAAGTATCAAAATAACTGGGATGGTGCACTCAGCTCTACTGATATGACCGAATTCCTCCAAAACGACAGTTCAGCCCAATCCTATTCAGGAGCAGTCCTGGATGGTTTAAGGCAGTTGAATACGGACTTATTCAAATGTTGTATCCACAAAAGAATCACACTTTTCAACCCCAACACATCAGTTGCCACATACGGTGCAACGTCATCCATTAATCCAAACAAGTGTTTGTATTGGAATATAACCAAATTCGTAAAGAAGAATTGGCTTTTCGAAGATGGAGTAGCTACTTGTACTAATGATAATCTATATTGCGTGGTAGCTAGTACACAATCAGATGGTACCTCCACAGGGAGTTCCACTACAGCTACCTACTATGCTATGACACAGATGACATATGAGGATGCTTAATTAATCAAACATTGATAATAAATCACTATTTAGCCACTCCTCTCCTCCAAATACATCATAGCTAATTGAGGGAACTGGATCACATGATCTATTCTCCTCTTCAATTGAGCCCCCTGCTCTATTCCAACCCACTCCAATTGTCCCAACACTTGATCGGGTGAGTACGGGCATGTTACAATGATAGTCTTGAACAGACATTGGACTTGGCCTCCCTTCGACTCCAACAGGAGAGGGTATCGATCGAACAGGTTTAATACGAAGTTGAACGGCATTTCCTTGCTCGGCCTGAAATCGTCGATAATTGCTGTATCCTGGTCCGTGTACCCACACCACCACTTCGTGTTTGCTACTTTCGAATACGCATCCGGATACGTCTCCCAAGCCCACCGGGATTTCCCACTCCCAGTTGGTCCCCAAAGCCAATAAATCTCGGTCTTCCATGTTCTTCGAGGAGATAGAACTACTTGGAGAGAGGTTAAACCCCGATGGAACTTCACGTAAACACTCGGATGACTCATCGCGACATCCTGAATGGAACCACCATTAGTCAGGATTTCACAAACGGTATCAAGGTCAGTTCTTTTACCTTGTCCCTTTGGCCGCTCCCCCTTCTCAAAAAACATACCATCCTTTTCACAATAAGCGATGGCTTGAGCAGCAGTACCCCTTGCAGGTTCAATGTGTGGACGACAGTTCAGACCATTGTCACGTAATAAGCTTATAACAGCCTTTAAGCTTTTCTTAT